GAAGCTATGAAAGTGCATTTAATAACATCAAGTATATTGGGTAGATATGGATGCGAACATAGTCGGACTTTGTATATTGGCCATGCTCTTGTATATCCCGAAATATTCAAATTGATACCCAAAAAGCATCGCTGCCGCCTATGCGACCGCAAGTACCGAAAGAATAAATGAAACTTGAAATAGTGCCAATTAAGCAGTCAGAAGCCAAGGCGTTTGTGAAGCAACATCACAGACATCACGGAGTCCCTGTCGGCAGTATATTCCAAGTTGCTTGCTCTGACGGCGAAAAGGTTGTTGGCGTTGCTATGGTAGGCCGTCCCGTAGCAAGGGGCTTAAATGACGGGTGGACGGTCGAAGTTAATCGGCTATGTACTGATGGCACGAAAAATGCTTGTTCAAAACTGTACGCGGCTTGTCGAAAAATCTCAAGGGCTATGGGATACCGAAAAATCGTGACGTACATTCTTGAATCCGAAAGTGGAGTATCCTTGAAAGCAGCTGGTTGGAAATGTGAAGCGAAAACTATGGGCGGTAGTTGGGACTGTAAAAGCAGACCGAGAGTAGACAAACATCCAACACAAAAGAAATTTAGATGGAGTGCATAGTGCGACCGCAAGTACAGGAGTAAGAAATGAGTAAAACCATAAAAATAGCTGAGGTAATAGCGAATAAAAATAAGCGAACCTTAGATATGTATCAATGGAAATGCTCAAAATGCAGCTATTTGATATGTGAAACAGATATTTTTACCCCTATGAAAATAGAGATAAGATACAGATGTCCGAATTGCAAAACCCTTCACATAGGGATTATAGAATTTGAAGTTTAAGAAGCATAAGCAATGAACTGTAATGGTTGCCAGTGGGAAAAGACAGGTTCAGTAATCTGCCTAATATGTTCTCAAAGCGTTCCGGCAGGTTATCGCTACCGAAAGAAGAAAAAGCAGGTCAAGGAGCATAAGAAATGAAACGTACAAAGCCCTTTTTTAGATTCAGGCTATGGTTGATGCGGCCTTTGGCTTGCAAACTTGGCTTTCACTGTAAAAAATATAACAATTTTAGCTATGCGATATGCTCTGGGGTAGTTTATTTTCACTGTGCTTATTGCGAAAAGAAAATAGATAAAAAATATTTCGACGATTTGGACAGTGAGACAAGACAGCAATTTTTGGGCCTATTAAAAGACCATTGGCCGGAGATAGGAGCTTAGGCGTGCAACGTAGGAGACGAAGAATAGGCAAATGTGTAAGATGTGACACTATAACTAAACATACAGAATTAGTTTCGCGGAACGGAAGTGATTATAAACTATCGTTCCTGTGTATGAAATGCAAGCGAGCAATACAAGCAGTTTAAGGAGCATAAGAAATGAGCGAATTACTCAAAGTTTTGAATATGACAGAGGAGCAGCAGTATAACTGGTTGTGGAAACATAGTACTACTTTTGGGTTTGACTTAAAATGGATAGATTTTAATGTCCCTTCGGCTTACGACCACTCGGTAAAAAAAGAAATTACAAAATCTCTTGCCGACCTTGCCTTCCGCTTGCGGGATGAGGCCGTTAAAAGAGACAAAATAGGTTGGGGGCGAGGCGTCCTGAAAGTAAATATCAAATGCGCCGACTCAAAAGGCTATGAGTGCTGGTGGCAAAATCATTCTCAGCCCATCCACTGGATTATTGCAGCCCTTATCGCAGGAGAATGAGTAGATGAAAGCCCCAACGAAAGTGATTTTTGTTTTTGACCCAGAACAATCAAATATTCCCGTGTTATCTGATTTCAAGGGGAGAATACTTTGGGCTTGTATCAGATACCAGCATATTGTAAGTCAACATTTTAACGGAAACGTACAAGATGTTGTGCTGCAAATTGCTGAAAAAAAACCAACAAAATATGAGGATTTCAAGGCTATTATACAAGCCAGTGGTCTACGTATTTTTGGCACTATTTGGAAAACCAAATCGGGCTATGCAGTTCTTGACGATGAATTTTGGCAAGGCGTATGGGAATATTTAACAGGCAAGAAAACATTGATAATTGAGCAATCGCAGGAGAATGATAAATGAGCAAAGAGAAACCTATATTATTCAATTCAGAGATGGTAAAAGCTATCTTGGATGGCCGAAAGACGCAGACGAGAAGGGTTATTAAGCCGGAACCCGTGAGAGTGTTGCACGAAGATGAAGGCGGGCATATTGAATACAAGGGGATTCAAATGGATTTTGAGTCGGATTTGGTTCATTATTGTCCCTACGGCGTAGTCGGCGATAGGCTGTGGGTGAGGGAAAAATGGGCTTACGCTGATTTTAATAATGAAATTGTAATATATTGGGCGGATGGTGAAGACGAAATCTTGAGACAACACCCATTTTTACGGGATATGGGGCCAGGATGGTTGACGTGGAAGCCTTCAATCCACATGAAAAAAGAACACTGTCGTATTTGGCTTGAGATAACAGGGATTAAGGTAGAGAGGGTGCAGGAGATAAGTGAGGAAGATGCAATTACTGAAGGCCTAACGGAATATTTCTGGGATGAACACGCTGCAAAAATACCTCATATTGCGAAAGAAATTAACAAAGGAAAACGTTGGTGGGAACACGTTATCATCAAAAGATGTAGAAAAGGTAGCGTTTGGGATTGTCCCCGCAAAGCATTTCGTGAACTTTGGGACGATATTAACGCCAAGCGTGGCTATGGCTGGAAAGTGAATTCACTTGTCTGGGTAATAGAATTTAGAAAGGAAAGCTATGAACAAAGCTAAAGAGAAATTACAACTTTGTGTAGATGGGCTTATGGAGTTGTATTCTCAAAATACAGACCCCTTGATTGTTACCCCGGAATTAGTTGGGACTATATTGGGTCTGCACCAACTTGTCGCTGAAGCCCTCGCAGCCCTCGATGTGTGCCAGACGTGCGGGGGAAGCAAAAAGAAATTTCTGCCTCCAAATGAAGAAAGAAAGTTAGGTAAGTATACTCCTTGCCCCGACTGTCCACCGAAGCCAGAGCAATCCTATCCACCAAATAGACCAATAGAATGTAGTAAATGTGAAGGGTGGGGCTGGCTGCCATTAGACCCAGGCCGTGAATATCAAGAGGCTTGTCCAGAATGTAACAAAACAAGATGGAATGTCATCTATGTAAAAAACAATTTAAGAAGCTGTACGAGTTTAGAGGGTGGAAGGTTTGTTGGGATTGTTATTGGGAAGAAGCAGATAAAGAGCAAGCCTTGAAAGAGAGAGGCAAGGATGCCGAGAAAAACAAAAAAATTCACGGATGATGAAAAAGCGATCTACCGGCTCGGGTTCCTGGCTAGCGAAGAACGGCAGGCCAAAAACACAGCCAAATTACCTTCTTTGGTAGCAGACCTGATTGAATCTATACGACGTGACGAGAATAAAACATCAAGATTATCACGGCAAACCATCAAGACTATCCTCGACGAAATAACCCTCAGAATGGATTTACCAAAGGACACTTCGGACTCAATTATCGAGCGTGACTAATAAAATAATCAAAAAAACACCTTTACAAAGGCGATATATGATATTATAGATGGACTATGGCGAAGAAAAAAGCCAAGAAGAACGGACGGCCTACGAAATACCGCAAATCATTTTGCAAGCAGATTATAAAATACTTCACCGTAGACCCCACCAGGAAAATAGAGGTAAAGTACACAAACAGAAAAGGGGAGAAATGGTCAAAGACTGAGGAAGTAGCAAACCCTCTGGTTTTCCTGTCCAACTTTGCAGCCAAGATAGGAGTATGCCACGATACGGTGCTCGAATGGTGTAAAGTTCACCCGGAGTTTTCCGAAGCCTACGCGCGTGCGAAGGAATTACAGAAACAGCATTTAATAGAATGTGGACTGTTGGGACTATTCAATAGCCACTTCGCAATATTTACAGGCAAGAATATCGCAGACATGGTAGATAAGCGGGAAGTTGAAGTCGGTGGGCCTGGTGGAAAGCCGATACCAGTAAACATAGTTGATTACAGCAAAGTGGATTTATCTAAAATACCAAAATGATAGCGATACCAAGTCAAGGGATTGACCAAGGGTGGCATTATTGGCAGTTAGAGTACCTAAAACACTTCGACATGGGCCTAGCCCGATTTAGCATTTTAGAATGGCACCGCAGAGCCAGAAAAACAACACTGTTAGTAAATCAGTTAGTAAGACAAGCCGTTAAACACGCACATTGTAAATATGTCTACGTTGGCCCTACCCAAGTCCAGACAAGAAATATGGTCTATGACGATCCAGATATGCTCAAAAATGCCCTGCCTGATAAGCGCATGATGGATTATAAGCAGAATGACACTAAAATGCTCGTGACATTCGCTAACGGCTCGATGTTAAAATTCGGCGGTTCGGATAACCCTGATTCGATAAGAGGTATCAATGCTGTCGGCGTTGGACTTGATGAGTTTTCACTTATTGACCCTACGGTTTGGACGCAGATTTTTGACCCGATCATGTCTGGTGAGGTAAAATTTGTCCGAAAAAAGAGCGAAGGCGAAATAACCCCGGATATGAGATGGGCGATGTTCCTCTACACCCCCAAAGGCCCGAACCACGCAACGATGATGTTCAACATCGCCGCGAACATCGAAGAAGAAGGGGGGCTGCCTACACGCGGCATGGCTAAACATTGCAAAGAGGGATGGTTTGCCAGTCGATTGATAGCGGATGAATCTCATATAATCCCCCAAAAAGAACTTGACCGGATGCTGCAGGCTGTTGCCGATGGCCTTAAAACCCAAGCCGAATACGATCAGGAAATGCAATGTAAGCGTCTAACCGACGAAGAACGCACCTTAATAACATCGAATATGCTCGACCGGCTCAATACAGTAAACTGGGATTCTTTGAGAATAATCGAGCCCGAATTGAGAAAAATCGTATCAATAGACCCCGCTTTCGGTGGTGATATATGTGCAATAACGGGTTTTGAGAACGCCAGAGTCCTTGAGAAAAAGCGGGTAAGTTGGACAGAAACACACGAAGTTGTCTTCGAAGCAAAGGAAATGGCCCGCCGCCTCAAAACAAAGAACTTCATTGTGGATTGTATCGGCAACGGCAAAGGCGTATCAGACGGTCTGAAAATAGACGTTGCCAAGTACCATGTCCAATCTTTTAACTCAAGTGAAAAGTGCGAAGATTCAGACCGATTTGCCAACAAAAAGGCCGAAGCTGTAGAACACGTAGCCAAAGAAATCCGCCAATTGAAGGTAGAACCGATAAAAGACCCTGAGACAAGAAGGCAGTTAGTAGCGTTATCGAGGTACAAAATCACAAATTCGGGCAAAATGATTATGCGGCATAATGACGATACTAAAAAAGAGCTTGGATGTTCGCCCGATGATGGGTTATCATATATCTATGGAAGATACGGCATCAAAAGAGTCCGACCGGAAACCAGAAAAGAAACTACTCAAGCCCAACGGAGACGCCGAGGTGTTCAGAGCGCGATGAGGATGTGAGTTGAAATGACTTTGATTGATGAAATGCGGGCAAGGCACGAACAGGAAATAAAAGACCTGCAAGAAGCCTGTCAGCACTTGAATATATCGGATTGGATGCCGCATTATTGGGCAGCAGCTCATTCTTCCCACTATGAGGTGAAGGTATGTCGAGAGTGTGGCAAGGTTATTGAAACTACTAAGACAGAAGCGCAAGCAGTATTTTAGGGGCTGAAAGATGAACGCAGATGTTTATATCAAAGCAGATAAGACGATGTATCGAGTTGAAAACAGCGAGGTTGTTAGCCAACAAATATTTCCGCAACACCCATTCGTCCTCTTCAACCGAGAGACAGGGAACTTTGAAGACATAGCCGAGGATGTTGCATTTATACTTTTCAAGAGGCCATGATATGCCTGAAAACGATTTAGAACATCCAAAGACCGATGATGAGATATTACGCAAGGTTATTCAGTTTCGCGCTGATGGCGTAGCTGGCTCAGCCAATTTCTTCGACCGCATCCAGAAAGCCGAGGACTTTGTGATAGGTGGCGACCTGCAATGGGACCCGGGCGTCAAGGAGGCAGCGAGGTTAGAGGGTAAATTCGCTTTGACTATCCCGATTGTAGGCGCACAGATAGAGCAGTTGGCTGGAGCGGAAATTCAAAATCCAATGGACTTTATCGTCGAAAACACAAAAGAAGGTTCGGCGACGGTTTCAAGGATATTAACAGCCCTGACCAAACAGGCGGCGGATTCAGAAAGAGTAAGATACGAAAAATCACAAACCTTTGAAAGCGGTGTCGGTTCGGGCCAGGGTGTGATAGGCGTATTCATTGATAAGACAGATGACCCCAAGCACGCAAACCTCAGAATAGAAAAACTCAACGAGCATCATACGATATCCGATCCCAAA